AAATATAAGATGGGCTACCAAGAAGGAACAAGCTAATAATACTCGCAGAAATACAAATGTCTCTTAATCCTCTTTAATTGACTCGAAACCCCAGAAGTGGGCAACGAGGCGGAAGCCGAAAGGCGCCGTGAGAGACTAAACAAGAGGAAGTAGGCAAACTACTAAGCAATAGTCCGAGCAACGATATAACTAATAAAGAAATCGTTGAGACAAGCAGAAATGTCTTGTCCTCCTATGGGAGTAACAAGTCTGGTTACGCTTTAACCTTTGGCCAAAAATCAACAATTTGGTCGGAGCCACAGCTAATGCAGTGAACGCTCGTATTGATACGAACGCTGCAAAGCTTTTCTATCTGGGATTCGGTACAACTTTCTTTACAGGGGGAGATGGCCTCGCATTGTTTGATGATGCTCATCCGAACAACAGTTCTACGAGTACAGCTACTCAAGATAATGACTTGGGGACGTTGCAACTTTCGTATGACAACTTGAAGACGGCTGTTCAAAACCTAGATCGATTCACTGATGATAAAGGCATCCAGCTTTTACCATGTCGTAAATTGCGATTAGTTGTCGCAAGAGAAAACAAGGAAAGAGCCGAGGAAGTTCTTCGATCCATCGGTAATCCTGATAACGCCAATCGTGTATCTAACGTCTTTAATAACGGCGAAGGATACATTGATTACGTTGTAGCTAACTGGATTCCACAGACTACTTATTCCAAATATTGGTTCGTAATCGATATGGAAAGAGCAGCTCAAATGTTGTACATGGTGTGGGGATGGAGACCAAAGTTTGACAGCGATAACGTTGTGAATAATGGCACCAAAATCTACACAGCATCTACTCATTTCGCACCTGGATTTCAGGCGTGGCAGTGGGCAATCGGCAGTGCAGCTACTACTTAGTCTTGAGAACTGGGTAGTGGTGTGGATTTATCCCCCTTAAGGATTCTGTTTTGAGGGTTCAGTAAAAACCCTCCCCGAAAGGGTTTTTGGGGGTATGGGATAATTATTAAAGTATCCCCAAATAAGTAATAATTATCTTATGTGCCTAAAAAGCATTAAAGTCGAAATAATAAATTAAAAAACATAAATGGAAAAATATATTTCTTATCTAAATACAGTATTGCTCGCGGTTCTTCTCGGGATCATCGGGTTTTCTGGGAAGAGTGCTATCCAGCAACTCGGAGCCGCTTCAGTTTTACCGACAGCTTCGCAATTTTATGATATCCAATTAGATAGTTCTAATGGGATTGGATCTGCTTCTTTGTATGTAAATTCAAGGATAGCAGTCGCTTCTTCCGCCTCTGGCGTTACGTTTACAGGCGATGTGTTCAGTGCTACTACAAGCCTTGCAAGTGCTGGAACGCTTTCTGTTACTGGAGTCAGTACATTCACCGGTTCTTCTACTTTTAAAGGAGGATTATTTATCACAAGTACCGTAGTTGATACTGTGGGGATTTGCGGCACTTCGCCCGTTATCACAGGCGCAAACGGAATAGGCATAGCGACAATGGGAACAGATGCCTCGTCTACTTGCACAGTTACTTTCGGAAGAGCATTTTCTAGTGCTCCAAGTTGCACAGTTTCTTTAGCTGTAGCTACTAGCTCCGAATTAAATACTGCTGCAATCACGTCTACCCCAACAACTTTGAGAGTTACGTATCCATCGAGCACCAATATGCTCTCGGCACGTATTCACTATCAGTGTTTTGGGCTTTAGCCGTCTAAGTTAAAAAGGTCGTTAAATAAAAATAATACAAATACACTAAAATGTCTCAATTTACAGATAATGTCACGCTCTTAGATGCAGTGACCGCAACAACAACATCGGCTACTTTTGATATCTCGAAGAGAAGTAGGGTGGGGATCGTGTTACTGGCCGCAAGTATTACGAGCGGTAGTGGTATATTCACAGTCGATCTTTCAAATGATGGAACGAATTGGATACAGATGGCAGCGATGCAAGATGCTCAAGCCACCGCTTCAACAACTTGGGTTACTTCTAAGACCCTAACCGCTAATACTACAGCGGGGTTGCTTCTTCCTAGAAACGGATGGAAAGCTATTAGAATCAATGTAGTGAGGGCTACTGATGGTGCTTATACCGCTATTATGGAATCAGGAGAATAATTAACTAATCAAAAAAATGAGAAAAGACTTTCCCACAAGAGACGTACTGGAGGTTATGCCGATTCATAAAATCCGGTTAATCGATATTCGGGAGAAAGACGAAGAAGAGTTAGTGCAGGAGGTTTTGTCCGCTAAGATATCCAGAGCTCCGGAATCAGTCAAGGAGGTGGTAATTAAAGTGCCTGATATTAAAACCAGAGAGGAGGAGGTTTTTTGGCAGGCAAAACTAGACGAGGAAAGAATAAGAGCTCGAAAAGAGGCTGCTATTAAGGGGGCTATAGAGCCAGATTCAATCGAAGTTAAAAGCAATAAAAAGATAAAAAAATAAATGGCTGCAAACCAAATACGGCCTGTGGTTTTAATAAGAAGCGGAAGACAGAACGAACCAGTGAGGGTTCCTGTCTTTCCTCTTATTCAAGATCCCTTAGCTTATACTTATTTAACGTTAGATACCGCAAGCACGGCTGCGGCTCTTCAAGTTAAGAGTACTTTTGGGTTCGGAACCGCCGGTCCTTCCGGAGATGGAAAGAACCTGATTATTTTTATAGGCACGCCTGGTAATGAGGGGTCGGAAATAATCAAGACCAGCGGCACAACTGCTGCCGCTCTTACAAGTATCACTCCTCTTACGGCGACAAGCTTTCCTCATTCAGCAGGAACTCCAATTCAATTGATTCTTTATGATCAAGTTGAGTTCTCGAAAGCGAGCACGCTTACTGGATCGAAAACTGCACTTGCTACTAAAAGCATAGCGGCTGACGCACTCGAAACGCTTTATGTAGATACAAGCTCTGGGGCTTTGTACGAGTTTGCGAGGTATAAGGAGACCGTTAATAATACTTTTTCGGATTACTCTGATGGGGTTATTAATACCGGCTACGGGCCATTAACGGCAAGGAAGATTATTGATAACGCGCTTTCTTCAATAAATAAGAAAACTTCAGAGATACTAAGTGACGAGTTTGGGTTCAGTGAGATCAATAACTGCCAAATGGAGATCCTAAGAGAGTTAAAGAGATGGAGTTTTATGCAGGAGTTCAACAAGAACTTAGGCCAGTCAACCTTGAATGGGTTCTTTGTGGCTATGCCTGCGGATTTAGACGATCAAAATACTAATAAGTCTGTCTATGGTTTCAGAATCGGCAAAGAAAGTAATATGCACTGGGTGGATAAAGAAAAGTGGAATGAGCTATTAGAAGGAATGGCGTATACTACGCTTTCAACAGCCATAGCATTGAATGATGTCACTATTTCCGTTTCTAATAGCTCTGATTTCAGTTCTTCAGGGACAGTCATGATCGGAGCGAACACCTATACTTACACAGCGAATAATAAGACAACTAATGTCCTTACTATTTCGGCCGCTACAACGACAAATTCAGTGGGTACTTATGCCTTTCAAGGAGCAACAACGGGGTTGCCGGAGTACTGGACTACGTTTGGTCAGACTCTTTACCATTATCCTTTAATAGCGACGACTTATGCTCAAATTTCTTACTATGCGGATTATTACAAGTCTTTGACTCAAATAGTTTCGGACGCAGATACGATTGTTGTGTCTGATCCGACTGTTATTCAATATTATTTAGCTTGGAAATTCCTTTTAAAGTTAAATAACGGAGAGGAAACAGAGGGATCGAGGTCGCAACACAATAGCTACTTGATCCGCAGAGAGACATTAAAAAGAAAAGAAACAGCAGGAACTTCTTTTGTTTTAAAACCACGGTTTAATGATTGGTCTCGTCAGATGAATAAATCTTTTGATGATTCAAATAAACGAGAAAGACTGGGTAACTTCCCTAATATTTAAATGAAAATAGAACAGCCCATCATCCTTCGTGATTTTTCAAGAGGCGTATTTAGAAAAGCAGCTGTTTCAACTGCTTTAGTCCCCCTGAACTCTGTCAGTCATTCTTTGAATTTAAATTTTGATACCCAAATTGGTAATGTTGTCGTAAGACTAGGCACAACCGTACTAGGATCAACCGAAGTAGCCAGAGTTAATAAAACACCATTAGGGTTTACGGAATTTGTTCCATCAGGATCAACATCGGGACTTTTAACAACAGCTTCTTCTATCGGGTTATTGGTTGCTGCTTACGCAGGCACAACTAATGGACAGATACATTACTACAATGGAGCTTGGGCTGCAGCGAATACAACTAGCGGGTTAATCAGTAATACTGCAAATAATCGTTTTGCTAGTCTTGGGAATTATGTTTTTAGAGTTAATGGCGCCGACCAAATGATTTCTTCTACGGATGGGAGTACTTGGGGGACGACTAATTGTTTAACTTCTCCAGCTATTCTTACTAGCCTTATTTATCGAGCCAAGAGCAGATTAATAACAGCGGGAGATACTTCGGTGGGAGCTGGTTCATCTAAGTCAAGAGTTTGGTTTTCATCAGTTATTGATCCAAGTGTTAGTCCATCTCTTACTTGGAATCCAAATACTACTTCAGGAAATTTCATAGATATTAATCCCGATGACGGGTCTAATCTTACGGGGTTTGCGGAAGCTTCAGGGCTTATTCTCGTATTTAAGGATAAGGCTATGTATCGAATGAATGTTGTCACAAAAACAGTCGACCTCGATAATATTTTTAATATCGGGGCTGTCTCACAGGAATCGATTACAACTTGTCAGGGGATTGTTTATTTCTTTTCAGGTATAGACATTAGACAAACTAACGGAGATTTACCTGTTCAAATATCTCGACTTGGTGTTCAGGACTGGATAGATGCTATCCCTCAAGCTAATTGGGCTGCGGTTGCGGCTGGGACTGATGGGTTAAATGTTTATTTTTCCATAGGGAATGTAACGATGTTCTTAAATAAAAATGAACAACAGACATTCAATAATGTTATTCTTAAATTCTCGCCAAGAGATCAGGCGTGGAGTGTGCATACTTACGGAAATTCTTTTAGCTTTTTCGCTCAATACACAAATGCTACGAATGGCAGGAAGATGATGGGATCGGATACGGCTGGTAATGTTCAGACGATTAATCTCGGGACACAGGACATAAATACTCCGATCTTTTATACACTCGAGACTCAAGAGCAAGAACTTGGCACCCCTCGATCACACACTAAAAAGATTACCGACAAAGTAGTTGTTTTGACAAAAAATGGACAAGACTCCGAGCTTTCAGTAAAAGCCGATGATGGAGATTTTGTACCCCTAAAAGGGACACTAGAGAAAAGGGTTAATATATTAAAAGATATAAACGTGGAAGGTAATTATTTTATATTTAAATGGTCGGGAACGTCGCAGGGAACTCCTCCTGTATTCGAAGGACTTGAGATCCCCTCTTATACAGATCAAAACATCAAATAGCATGGCTACTAAAAATCCTTATGACGCTTTTGGTAATAAAATAACAGTCGGAGAATTTAAAGATAATTTCTTAGCGACTTACGATGTCTTCGGCAACAACGCTGACACACTAGGAGGGCTTTCAAGTATTACGGATACTCCTGCTTCGAATCCTCTAAACCCCAAAAACATCACTACGTTTCAATTCGGATCCCACTTAGACGCCTCTCAAGGTGCAGTGAAGGGGGGGCAAAGTGATTATAATGTCGGCACAGGGTTTTTCTTGGGATACTCGGGAGGAGTGTATAAGTTCTCTTTTGGGATAGGGGGAGCGACTACAAATAATGTGACGTGGGACGGGACAACCTTGACAGTTAATGGTTATGTGGTGAGCGGTAAGGGAGCTTTCGGGGGAGACGGATCAGATGGGGCATTATTAGTCACCTCCGGTACTACTACTATTGATTTAGGATCGGCCTCTGTCGTCACTAAAAACTATTCTTCCGTGGTTATCACTGGCACGGGGGCAATAGCCTTTTCAAATCCTCATGCAAACGGCACGAAGGTTATTCTCAAATCACAAGGAGCGGTTACGTTGACTTCAAGTGCTACGGCCTTAATCAATGTTTCTAATGTCGGGGCAGCGGGAGGAGCTGCCGTAACTGGAGGAACTGTACAACAAGGAAATGTCGGCAAGGATTACGCTGATGTCTTTGATACAGCTAATCATTATGGGGATGGAGGCACAGTTACCGATGACACTCCAAATGGAGGAACAGGAGGAGCAACTGGATCAGTTTTGACTCAAACTGGAGCGGGTATACTCTACACGATCTCAGTTGATAGGCTTTTAAATAAGACGATATTTGTTGCCCCAGGAGCCGGAGGT